AAGGCATTAAGGCTAATATGGCAGGTAATACTGTTGTCATTATCGTAGTTGCTAAAGCACTAAAGGCAGGTACCAAACCTCCTAATATCATTCCGGCTATTATTGGGAATGTTTCTTTCAGGAAGTTTAATGCCTTTTCTACATTTTCGGGAGTAATCTGTTTTAAGACGTTAGTTAATGCATCAACCGCTACGCCCATTATAGGTAAAAACTGTTGTCCTATAGCGTTAAAAGCTTCTTCAAAATAACGTGCTAAAGAACCCATTTTCTTACCTACAGTATCCATTGAGGCCTCATAAGTACCAGCTACTTTTTGCCCCTCAACTAGAATCTTATTAACAAAAGCTTGTTTTTTTTCGGCATCTGTTAGTTCACTTCCTGTTTTTCCTATTGTAGCGGCATATTCATTAAATATATCTGTTGACGAGGCAACAATACCGAATTGTCTAAGCATTAAAACGTTTTGATTAGCAATAGCGTCAGTTAGTTTAGCGGTTGTCGTAGATGAATTTTCCCCTGCAATAACAGCTAAGTCTTGTGCTACTCTAGCAACTTTTGAGGCGTCAGCTACATCTAGTTGAGATTGCATAAAACGGGTAAGAGTAGTTCTCGCCTCTTGAGTTGTAATCCCCTGTTTTTTAAGTGTTTCCTCTTGTTCTTTTAATAATTGCGTTGAGGTACCTGTTGCTTTAGCTACCGCATCCATTGCTACGCCTAATGTTTCAGTCCTAGCGGCTGTATTTGCGGCTTTAATAATCACACCACCTGCAGCTATTCCTATTGCTGTTAGGGCCCCTGCAAACATCATAGAGCCCTGTTCTGCTAGTTTAGCTTGATTATTGAATTCTTCAAATTGTCCGGAAGCATTACGCATTCCAGATTCAAATTTTCCGCTATCTAAATCAAGTTCGTATATTGCCGATCCTACTTGTTCTGCCATATATTAAAAAAGCCCGCTAACTTATAGCGGACTCTAGTTTGGTCTCTAATTAATTATAGACTATTTTTTCCTAAATATTGACTTTAACTTTTCTCTGTCTTTAGTTATATCTATTTTTTCTGTTTTTGGCAATAGTGAGTGTATTATTTTCTGCCTCTCGGTCTTTGTCATATGCGGATATGCCGAGGCTTGTATCATTTTTTGCTGCTCTAAGCTATCAAAGCTCACAGCGTGCTCTAATAATAAATAAAATACACTCGCATATTCATCTAATACTTTATTTACTGTGTAGGCTTGATAGTGCTTGATGAAGTATGCGATTGTCCTTGAGAAGTTATTTTTTTTTTAGGTTGCTCTGGCATTTTCTCTGCATTACTATCGGGAATTGCCGTGCCTTGTGCAAACCTTAATAGTGCTGTTAGTTGTTCTATAGAGAAATCAATATCGTCATCGTTCTTAATCGCTGGTACTATTGGCGTTAAGGCTTCTTTTAAGCCCTGAATAGCCTCGGCACTGGTTAACTTACCCCCTTGCATTTTCTCCCAAATCTTCTGCATTTTTATTAACTGTAACACTTTAGGAGGGTAGCAGTCTATAATCTTGCCTGCTATCTTAACTTTTTTAACCTCTGGTGCTAGTGCGTCTAAGTCTAATATATCGCTCATATGTTTTATTAACTTCTATAAATAAATCTAATTGCTAACCTTAGTATTTTTCTACCCTCTAAATCCCTATCGTTGTCCTCTATTAATCCCTGTGCGTTAGAAAAGTATATATGATACTCCCCTAAACTATAATTGTATTTAATATGAAGCAAGTCCATTATATTCTCTAAGGCCTGATAAGCCTCATCTGTTTTTCTAAACTTTGCCCATATATCAACAAATTGGTCGTAAACCTTAAGCGAGGCATTAGGCGGTGGTGAAACTGCACTAACTAAAAGAATAGAGTTCTCAGTCTTAGCTGGTACTTCACCGATGAATATATCCTCACCAACTGTGCCTATGTCATTAGTCTCTAAATAGTCTGCTAGTTCATCTATAATCATATTTTAATTGTACTTAGTGAACGTATAACGTAGTTCTTCCAATTCTTAGTAATTTGCTCACCTGGATCTACCAAGTACTTTGTTTTAGTACCCGGAGTGCTATGGCGTCTTATTACGTGGCTTCCATCTGCTCTTTTGCCCTCGTGCTGATAAAGTGCGTACTCTTTATTATATTGTATTTGATAACGTTTATCTGCTATCTTCTTGACTATTCCTGATGACTTCAATGGTCCTTTATCTACTGGTACTTGTAGTTTAGAAAGCCTAATAATATCAACTGACATTGCCGAGAGAGCGTTATCAGTAGCCTTATCTACGTTAGTTATAAACTTCTTTGAGTTGTTGACAAACTTAACCAATTTTAATGCCATTAGCTCCCCTCTCCTGAATTTGCATATTTATCTAGTAAACACTTCTTAAAATACACCTTATTGCCCCTTAGCCGTCTAGCCTCGGTCACTCTTCTAATTCTGAAGTTACTATCACCAAACCTAATTACAGTGCCCTCTTCAACCGGAGCGTCGGGCTTAAGCCACAATAAAGCCTCGGCACTTATATCTTCTCTATTAGTGTTTTTATCTAACTCGGTAATCCAACGGAATCTGCAAGCTACAGTTTGGGAGTTTTCTAGTGAGATATCACCATATCTATTTCTGGTGCTGTCTAGTATGTCGCAAGTTTGCTCAAGCGTATGAGTTATCATAGTTCTATCTTACGCCAATAGTCTAATCTATCTAAGACTGATTTTTCCTGTCCGGTGATCTCTGAACCTGTGAGTAATTGATAACTATATCCCTCAATACTCTCTGACTTAAAATCACCTACATTTCTTGAAGATGAGAAAACTAAGCCTACTAGTGTTGCAGCAGCTAGTTGTACTTCACTAGGTACGTAGCCTGTATAAAATACCGCAGTCACCTTAACACTAGCTCTATTTCTTGGGAATATTGTGTTTCTTAAATATAGACTATTTTTCCATTGTGTGTTTAATGGGTATTCTATCCAATCACTAGCAGTTAAAGTATTAGTTAAGTCGCCTACTGAATCATAAAGTTCTACACTATCTATATCCATAAAATCAGAAATGAATAACTCTTTTTTACCATTGCCATCAAACCATCTTGATTGTGCTTCGGGTAAATCATATTCATCGGCATCTATGTCTAGCCAGTTGCGACCTGTATAGGCGTTAATTGACTTGCCAACTGATTCTATGACGCTATCTAGTACGGCAATCTCTTCAGTTGATAGTTCTCTTTGCAGGACGTTTTCTACCTGACTTTGGTTTGTATATATCATCTTTGATTTTGAATGGCTTTAGAAAAGCTCTGTGTATAATCTCTTTAAGATTCAACATATTACTATATTAAATTAAATCTGGATTAATGTCAACAATACAAAAGGCCCCTTTTATTGGGGCCCCTTGTTTTTAACAGGTTTTAGCTCAAACTTCCTGTTTGCAGTACACAGTACGCCTCTGGGTGGACGTGAACCTGATTCATACGAATACGGGCACGAATAGCTTGAACATCTTGGGTAAGAAGATTCAAGTTAGCTGAATTGTCATCAGGGTCAGTAACCAAACCAGTGTCAAAGTACTTAACCTGCATTGGCACTCTAATACCTAAAGTGGTATTACGGAGGTCTCCGAAAATAAGGAACGCAGTTTCATCATCAACATCTGACAATGAAGGCATTACTTCAGTTAAAGTATATGGCATTCCCCAAATAGTACCGGATACACCACCATCAATTCCCGGACTCCAAATATATCTACCATCACTATCTTTCATTCTTTGAATAGCACCTAAGATAGACCTATGTAGATAAAATCTACCATTAGACATTGAAGGAGTGGGAACCTCGTAAAGCATTTGATTAAGATGATCGCCATCTAAATCAGCAATAGAGTCACCAATAGAAAGCCGGGCCACACCTGAAGCATTCAGAATGCCGTAAACATCAGATACGTTGTCGTTCTCTGTGAAGACCAACTCATCCTCACGTCTGGCAGCAGCCCGAGCAAATCTACCTGTAATATCCCTCCACAAATCAATTGCAGAGTCCTCTAAAAGTTCATCAGTTACAGGAACGATTGCCGCATACTTCAAATAAGTAAGCTCGTAAGGGTTATAGCTAGGTCTTTGTGATGGCTTAACACCACCTTCCGATGTTTTGACAAACGAGACATCGTCTCCGCCCTTAATACCTCGTAAGGTATGAGCACTTGAACGACGGACATTGGCATAGCGAGTAGCAATACCATATTCCTCTTCTAAGCGAGATACTTCGGCAATAAACTCTTCCGGTGGTAAAATATCACCATCTTCAGTAGTATTCATTGCGTCTTTACCCACAATATTGAGGTATTCGGAAAAGTTTTTATTCACAAGCCCTTTGTACCAGACTTTGAATTTCTCTTCCTTGGTAGCATCGCCCTTATTTTTGTTGATGTTAAAACCAACATTAATGTCTTTTCGTTCTACGATTTTATCTAGTGAGTCAGCAATCTTATTAACCGTAGCTTCTAGTGCCTTAACCTTGTCTTCAGTTTCGTCTTCTTCCTCTGCTTCTTCCTCTGCTTCCTCTTCAGGTTGCTCGGGTAGAACGTCTTTGAAGACTGCTTTCTGAGCTTCGGTTAGATTGTCTTCATTTTCTACAATGAAAGCAAGTTCCTCAGCACTAAGGTCGGCTGGCTTTTTAGCTAGAATTTCCTTTAAGTTCATATTTCTTTCACCTCCTTTCTGTTTAGTACTTATAATTTGTAAATCAGATTGATTAATAATCCCTTTGCTCATTGCAAGAGCTAGAGCATCAGGATTAGCAGGGATAGGCACGCTTGAGAACTCTATCATTTCGCTTTTAGTATAGGTATCCCCATCTATTTCTAAAGGAATAAAACCTATTGAAAAGGCATTCAAAAACTTGCCTTTGTATAGTGCGTAGATTTTACGAGCAAATTCTGATTCATTAATCGCAAACTTAATCTTGGTAATTAATTTATCACCGACTTTCTTAATACTCTCGGCACGACCTATCGGTGGTTGGGTATAATCGTGAGCCCATAACACAACAGGGTCTTTTTTATATTCGGATATATTAAGCCCTTGAATATCTAGAATCTCTCCGTGTCTGTCTCTACGATTTGAAGCTACAACTGCCTCTAGTAATCCTTCACCGAGGTTTTTAACTACAGCACCAATTGAAAAGTTTTTGTTCATTTGTTCTCAAACTTTTAATTAACTGATAAAGGCGATGTTCTCGTCTTCAGCAGCATCTTCGTCAACTAAAGCGGTAAAGGTTACTTGATACACTCTTTCATTCTCTACTTGATAAGCTACCTCTACAGAGCCGGTTGCTACAGCATTTCTAAATATCCAGCTTTCAGTGCCGTCATAAGGAGTTAAGATAATTTCTGCTCCTACAACTTCACGACCTGCCAAACCACCTAGTTTAACTCTACTACCAGCAGCAGTAGCTCCAGCAATAGCTCTTTCTAAGTTATCTAAAGTACTTTCGGCCATTGTAATCTGAACAGTGACTTCATAACCTAGAATACTAGCCTTAACGCCTGTAGTACCATACTTTCCTGATTGATGTATATGAACATTAGGAGCAACATTAACAACTACGCCCTCTGGGGTAGTGTGTCCTACGTCATCACCATTAACGGATAGCGAACCTGCTCCGATGTGAAAATCTGAAAATGCCATTTTTATTTTATTAACTTATATAAAAAAACCGCCCTATTAAGGCGGATTCATAGATCTCGTACTTAACTTTTAGGGGTTCTGTTGACCTCGGGTTAGTCTCTGAAGGACTCTCTAAAATATATACTAGACTATACTTGCTTTATTGTCAAGCACTTTCCTATCTCTTATCTTTAATCTTTCAATTAGTTTGTTCATTTGTTGGGTTTCTACATTGAAAAATATTATTCTATTGCACCTGCCACATTTTACTTCACCTTTGCCATAGTCTATTTTCATTAATAACCGGTTACAGTATTTACAGCGTAAATCAAGCATCTGGTGGATCTCCATAACTTCCACTTGTCGGGTCTGCTTTTATTGCATCAAAACCACTTGTACCATAAGCGTAAGCAATAGTATCATCTGATGTTTTAATTCTCATAACGTACCAGCTAGTGCCTTGATATTCTTTGTTTAGGATATAAGTATAGTCACCTATCTCTTGATCGCCCATAAACTGATAGTTCTCAAAAGGGAATTTATTTTCTTTTACCAACTCTGAAATGTCTACTTGATTAGATACTGTAACATTATGATTATCTGGTAATTGCATAGATTCTTTTGCAAGCGTAGATATATCTAGCGGATTTTGTTCTTCTACTAGTTGAACATCAGTAGGTTCTGTTTTGTTTCCTAGCTCTGTTAAAACATCTTGTAGCGTGCTTTCGGTTGAAGCTCCGTCAGGCAATACACTATCTGTCACCTTGACATCACCAACCTCAATGTCTCCGGGATTGGTTAGTCTTACTTGTTGAGTGCCATCGTTATCCACTCTTGCGGCCTTAGCTTTGCCTGATGAATCCGTGAACGGAAATGCAGTTGAGATAATACCACTAACTCCATTAACTAACTTACTTATAAATCCGTTGCCATCACTTATTCTAACTGCTATCGGGCTTTTAGCACTTCTATATTCTTCTAAATCTACCTTGAATCTTCTATTAAGTAAATTAGAAAATAACTCTCCTAGTGAGTTTAATAATTCGTTTAGTGAAAATTGTTTTAGCCAGTTTGGCTTCTTGACTTCAATCTCTTTAATTGGTTTGGGTTGTTTCAGGTTACTAATCTTAATCTCTTTTGGATAACTAGGAAATTGCTGATTAAAAATAGTTTTTCTAATATCCTTTAACTCTTGAATAACAAACCTTACATTCTCGTTGTAAAGTTTAACCTCGTTGAATAATTTATCTCGGTCTTTTTTAGCGTCTAATTCACTGGCTTTTAGCTTAAGTTTGCTTTCAATTGTTTTAAGTCTATTTTTGATATCTGGCATTTCATTCTAATAATTTCTCAAATTTACCTAATGTATTATTTAACTCTTTTTTACTTAATTCCATTTTTTCTTTTTCGTCTTTAATCTCGGTTAGTAAATCCTTAGCCTCTTTAGTTCGTTTATCAAGGTCTTTATACTCTAGTAACATTTTTTCTAACTCTTTGATTCTTATTTGTCTGAACTCTGCATTATTAACAGGGATTGTAGTACAGCGACAATTGCCACACCAAGTACACTTTCCATTTTTCCTAACATATAAAGTATGATTCCTTTCTAGCTCTACACAATAAACCTTATCGCTATAATCAATTTCTTTAATTTCCATTTTGTCTGCTGTTGAATTTTGTGAATAGCATTCGGTGACAACCCATAAATCATAGTTACCTGTGAATGTACCATTATTATGTTCTACTGTAGTAGGTTTTTGAATTTTATAAGATGGTCGTCTGCCAATCTTTAATATTAACTCACCTAAGTCATCAGCCATTCTCTTTGAAGTAGTAAAGTATGTTCTTGTATCTCTAAACTTACCACCTTTCCATTCTTTCCCTTTTTTAATATGTCCATCACAAAATACATAAGCATCTAAAAACTCTTTGATATATTCTTTTGGTAACTGTTTAATTTCCTCAGGTATAAACTTTTCATTAGCGTGACCAAACTGATGTAAATAGTCTGCAAGCTCAGTATTTTTAATCCTAAAGCCACCCTTAGTTTCTTTCACATCTAAATTCATTGAGTAAAGATACTCACCCATTTCTTGTTTTTTATCATATTGAGCGATGTGAACATAGTGCTTGTTTACACTGCCATCTGATAACCAATAAGCCATAAATCTACAGAAATCTTTTTTGTCCATTCCAAAAGTTTCAAACTCTATATCCTCGCCTATCCACTCAGAAGACCTGTAAATAATAGCCTCTGGTGGTAAATCTTTGGCGTGAATAAATTCTAGTGTTTTTCTACCCTGTCTTTTATCCCATCTTTTTTGATACAGTATATCGTGGTCTGGCGTTACCTCTAAATCAAAGTTTATAGACTTAAAGGATATCAATTTGTCTTGCTCGTGAGATATAAGGTTATCTACCTTTACCCATTCTAAATCTCTAGTATCTGGATTAAGCGATAAAACCTCGTCGCCTATTTTAACATCTTTAACCAGCTCAAAACCTTTTCTTGTGTATACCTCAGTGTCCTTGTGATACGAATTAGGGTGCATAGGCGGAAATGCTATATTCTCATAATCAGCAACTAAAATACCTCCCTCCACGCCCTCTATTGATTCGCCTATATTAAGAAAGTTAGTATTTAATCCCGTTATTTTCCCATCAATCGCTTGACATATTTCACAAGCTCCCGGGTTGGCTAACCATTCTTTACCCGATACTGTCGGCATTTGTTTATATGCCTCAACTGCGGCAAAGTTGCTGTCGTATATAGTTTCTGTCCTAGCAATTCTTTCAGCTCTGGTAGTCGTAGCTTCATCAAAAATAGCTTCAATTCTTTTTCTCATCTTGCCTAATGACTCGCCTTGTTTCATAGCCTCGGTAATCTCTTCATTGATTGACATAAGAGTATCATCATCTACGTCACCAAATGTTCTCTCTAGTCTTGAATATATGGCCTTTTCCAGTGCTGGAGTTATTTCAAGTTCACCTTGTACTCCTTCAAAATCAAAAGCCTGTGCGGCTTGGCTAACCATTAACGATACTACTAACGGATATAAATTACCTCTCCAAGTTTCTGCATATAAGATTTTATCAAAAGCCCATTCGGCAATTCCTTTTTTATTTTTCTCTAGTATTTCTTTTCTCTGCAAGTTAAAAACCTCATTAACTTTTTCTTGATATTTACTTAGCCATTGTTCTTGTTGATCGTATAAGGCTACTCTGAATAACTCACCTTTTTCTTTTCTAGTTAGTTCTTTTTTCTTTTCCTTTGGCTTTTCAATTTCAACTATTGTTTTCTCTTTCTCTTCTTCAGGTTCTTTAGGTTTCTCGGGTTTCTTTTCCGGTTCTTTTTCAGGCTCTTTAGGTTCTTCTTTTTTCTTTGACATTGGTGATAACATTAACGCTTGCCATATCTCATCGCCACCCTCAACATCAGGCAACTCACTGCCTATAATCTCGTTTCGTTCTCTTCGTATTTCATTTTTAGTCAACCATTTATCTACACCTTTTTCCCATTCTGTTAATCTGTCTTCTATTGTTTCAGGGTTAGGGTCTTGATAGGTTAGTTTGTATTGTTCTCCGTAATAGACTTTTATAACAGAGTATTGAAGTTGATTGACAAACCTATCAATTTTAGGCTTGATGATGTTTTCCATCCATACACCTCGCATTTCCCGACTATTAGCCCGATTGACATCATCAGTAATTCCCATAATAGTATTTGAAGCTCCAAACATAAACATAATGTCCTCACGAGTTAAATCCTTAACTTTTTGTAAATCTATCCCCTCTAAATCCATTCCTAGTTTTTGCCAGTCAATACCATCAAAACCTTTTAGAATCAATGTCTTACCTGTGTTGCCTGTCCCGGTATATTCTTGTCTGAATCTCCCTTGCAGTTGCTTAAACTGGTCGTCATTGATTTTGCCCTTAAGGTTAATAATTCCCGATGGTCTACCCGAGTTAAAAATTGAGTTTTTGGTCCAATCAGAAGCGTACTTCTCTGTTTGTAAATAAGTCATCGCTGCCTCAATCACACCAAAGCCTCTGTAGGGATTAATTGGGTTAGGTAGTTTGTGATGAATTATCTCCTGTGGTTCAAAATATTGTTTTGTGCTATCTAGTTTAGTTAGTATGTATCTTTTAATTGAACCTATATTGTCATTGTTAATCTCAACATCCATTAAGTCAGGTCTGATTAAATAAAATTCTTTAGGTTTGCCCGTACCCTTACCACCTGCCTTAAACCAAAAGCTTTCACCAGCTAATTCCATATATACGCTGTGTAATTCTCTGAATTGAAAACCGGATTGTAAACTATTAGGATTTTCTAAGATATTTATAAATTCGTGTGTTTCTAATTCGGTATATTTCTTGCCTACTTTGCGGAGTAATTTATATTCTGTTTTGGCAAAGTCTTGAGAGATAGCTGAGACTATGCGATAGACATAACGATTAAATTGTTCTAAGAGTTGTTTTTTATTCCATCTGCGAGGTAAATCCCAACTAAGTGCTGAAAGATTGCCGCCTTGTCCTAGGAAGTTTTTCAATACCCTCTGAAATAGGTTCATACAAACATTATACAAATTTTTTTAATTATGCAAATGCAAATTCTGTTTTACTTTCGGTTATGGTTCTATACACCATCTCTAATGCGTCTAAGCCGTCTAGGAATTCAGTTTCGGGATAGTCCTGCATATCACTCCATAATTGGTTATCGCCCTTAAAAAGAATATGTCCAGTATTAATATGCGGTTCTAAACTTTCAATTCTCTCTAACTTACTTTTACTTTGTTTAATTCCTTCAAACGGAATGTATAGCCCCTTTTCCTTACTTATTTTATCCGCTACTTGCATAAAGTACTTCTGAAACATTACCTGTTCAAATACAAACCGATTGAATTTATATGGTAGGTTGAATATTGTTCTCAATGCCTCATCAGGCGTTAGTTGTTCTATAATACTGTCAACCTCGTATAACTGGCCACTTACATCTACTCCGATGATTATAATCCCCGACTTACTTGACTTCTTAGTTTCCCCTAGTGATGGATCTAATGAACCATAGTATTCTAACTGTCTTGGCAACACTTGGTATTTGCTAGGCTTAAAGTAAGTAAACTCATTAGCCTCTGGGAATTTCACTTCATAATATCGCTTCCAGTCTTTAGTCGTTGTTTGTGTTTTTTTCTCGGCTAAATAAGGTTCTGTAAATCTACCCTCTTTAATTGCCTGTTCTAAACCTACTTTAACCTTAAAATACAAGGAGTTATTATAAGCGTCTTCAAATATACTGTTCTCTATACAGTTTCCACTCATTACCAATTTCCCCCAACCTCCATCTTCTTCAGGCATTCTGACTACTTTACTGAATTGCTCTTTTCTTTTAATCAGTCCTGCCTCTTCAAGTACTACAACGTCCCCTCCCTCGCCTACTACGCCCTCGCCCTCTTTTGAAATATTCCTACTGTCTATTGACGTTACATATATCCACCCACCACTTGACCATCTTAAGGCTTGTTTGCTCATAGTTACCTTAAGTCTATCTATGTTTTTAATATCAGCATTAATTAAGTTTGCATATAAATCAGGATGATCGCTTACGTGTTCAACTACATACTCCATTATCTTACGTGCTTTTTCTTCGCTTCCTGCTACTATTGGGATTTTAAGATTATGAAAGACTGCTAAATATAGACAAGCTATTGATAAGGTTTCGGTATTGTGTGTTGGTATTAGTTTTTTACCAACAAGGTATATGCCATCATCACTATTAATTTTTATACAATTTCCTTGTTCTGATTTTACTTTTTCAATTTTAGTTATAAATATGTATTTATTTTTAATCTTATAATGTACCTTCTTTCTTGGTAATTTTGTAGGTATTGGTAATTCAGCGTCAAAACCTAAATAATAGATATCTTTCTTGCCATTTATTCCCGATGAAGACGTATGAGCCTTAACCTTCGTTATATTCACTCTAAAACCAAGTGACCTTATAATCTCTGCACAATCATCAATCAATTGCTTATTAGAATTTATTATTTTTACCCGTGCATCTCTATCTCCATTCTCTCTATATTGTTTGTGAACATAGCCATCAGTATCTATTAAACCAGCAAGTAATTCTAATTTTTGTTTTATAGAAGATTTCTTATATATTTCTGGTATAAACTTTTTTCCAATTCCTTTATAATCACCACCGCTTATCCTCGTAAGAACCCCTGCTTTCTTCAAATCTTTGATAAAGTTTGTCTTATAAAAATCATATCTCACTACACCAGTTGTCTTATGTCTATGCTTTTTAGAAACTTTATACGAAATATTATCAATTATAACCTTGTCCTCTGGTTTTATCGTAATACTTGGTGATGTTGTAACACCATCTCCAAGCCATACTCCAAATGTATATGGGTCAATTGGAAGTTTCTGCTTTTTAAATTCTAATGGTTTAATTTTTGGTAGTCTAAAAACTTTTTTACCATCTCCCCATACAAGCCTTTGTTCCATCAACCACTTAGTATCAACCACACGCCAATCTTTCCATTTTCTATGTTGTACTAACCATTTATGGTCTTTGTTGATTTTAATCTTTTCACCATTTGAAAAAGATATTTTAATATCGGCAATGGCTTTTGGGGCAATCCCTTTTACCATTACCTGTTTACCTTTATGGTTAAAAACATAGTCACCAACAACTAATTTACCATGTTCTTTCCATCCTTTAGTCGTTAGTACAGGAGTGTTATCAGCAATAAGCTTACCATATCTTGTAGGAGCTGATAACCATACCCATTTATATATCGGGTCTGTAACTGCTTTGAAGATATCACACTGACCGTCAGTTATATCGTAATATTCACCTTTTTTGTTCTTGAAGTACTTGCTTACTAGTGTCTTTATTATTTTTCTCTCTACGCTCATTTTCTTCTTTATATATTGTTTGTAATAGGTTTGCAATCTCTTTGGTTCCGGTATCTAACTCGCCCTCGTGTTTAATTGTCTGCGGTGCTTTACCTTCGGTTCTATCAAATATTTCTTTAATTGCTCCTAAATTACCATTAATAGCATCAATCCATAATCTTTTGCTAACTAATTCCTTAAATGGTTTGCCTATTTTAGGTTCTATTTCCTCACCAACCTTTTCTAGTAAACCTGCCCAAGTCCAATCTTTCTTTGGTCTACCACCTGAATTAATATCTTGTGGTCTTTCATTAAATCCTCCTTTTCCTGTAGGATTTGGAATATTATTAGTCATTTTTAACTTGTTTTAAACTTGTTTTATAGTTAATTTTATTCTTAAAAATATTATCTACTAAAGATAAAGTATTTGCTATTGTATCATCCATATCATAATATTAATAATTACCTAATCTTCCTGCAAATATAATATTAGGATATTTTTTAGTTTCCATATTATTATTTAATTTTTAATAAGACTAAATTTTTCTAAATCTTTATCACTCTCAAACTCATAAGGCACTTGTTCCTTGTATCCCATCTGTTTCTAAAATGTAAGCCTTTTTCGCCTATATAATAAGCCCTATTCACAATAGTATTAATCCGTTTCATTTTGGCTCTGTGTAGTGCATAATCCTTACCAGCATCTTGGCTTGACTGCGGTATCATCAATCCATGTTTGTGAAACGATTTCACTATCTCCTTAGCCGGTCTGTTTACATAATCTATATTTTTAATGTATTCGTAATACTGCATAAAATAAGGTTTTACTTTTTGCCATTTTTTACTACTCCAACATTCGGCCCACCAATGAAGCGATATATAGCCTGCTTTGTTAAGGTTCTGTTCTATGAACTTCTTATTACACATTCTCTTAAAGTTTAATGATACACTAAAAACTTCTTCTCGTTTCATAAACTGATCAATCATTACTCGGATTAGTTTTAGGTAATCCTTACCCAATATAACATCGTCTTCAACTATTAGAAAATACTCATAATTGTTAGCCATATACTCTACGGCTTGAAATTGATTAATTCCGTTACCTACGTTCATTTCTTGTATATGGGTTTTTTTATGCTCTAGTTTTGCGTTGTTAAATAGATTGATACAGCTTTTTAACAAATAGGGTTCGCTCCTTAACTTATGCGAAAACTTATTCACCGCTCCGTCTTGAAATAAGTGATATTTAACCGGTAACTTATCAGTCTGTTTCTCAAGCGACTTTAGTGTTTGCTCAAGGTATTGTGGGCGGTTAAAGCTGATTATAGCTGTCCCAAGTTTCATATGCTGATTTTGTAACTTTTATTCTACCTAATACGTGATTTTCTTGTTTATACAATCCTACTTTTTGTGAACCTTTAATATTAATCATTGAGTCTTTGTCTGCTGGAATTACCTTAGACTTATTAGGAATTGATAGTAGTAAATCATCTTCTCTGCCATTATTATAATCAGGATGTTCTCTGTATATTGCCTCTAGTTTGAACATATTAATTAGAGCATTATAAGAGGCTAACATTGAGCCCACTCCAATAATTATATTAGTTTCTACCTCGTTTTTAATCCTATTGCCATAAATAAGCGGAGTTCTGTAGTTCCCATTTTCAGCAGTCTTGCCACAGTATCCTACAACACCGTCAATTCTATTTTTGTATAAGTTCTCTAGTGTTTTTTCTCTAACTACACAGTCATCATCAATAAAATAGTAATAATCTGACACTACACTCAGTGCTGTTATCATTCTAAGACGTGTTCCTATATTTAGATTTGAGTTAATAATATTAGTACATTTGATTTGGTCTAGCTTAATTTCTGTATTGTTATTAGCAATAATTATTCTGTCAGGCTTCAAGGTACCTTTTTCTAATGCCATTAGGTTTTCTTTTACTATTTCAATCCGTTCTTTATAGTAGGTTAGAAGTATCGCACTAATCATAAAATGATTGTATAATTTTTTTAATTCCCTCTTCAATATCAATGAATGAGCTTATTGGGGCTTTGCAAACACTTCCCTCTAAATATTGTTTAGGTTTGGGTATATACTCTATCTCTAACTTTTTATCTAATTGTTTACTAATTAATTCTATAATTTTATTGAATGTTGTGTTAACTCCTGTACCTATATCAATTATTCCTAGCCTGTTCATATTATTTACTATAGTTACTATTATATTGTCAATATACACGAAGTCTCTTGACTGACTGCCATCACCGTATATAGTTATTTTTTTTTCTTCAATTGCCTGTCTGCACCATTGATATACTACACTAGCATAATCTTTTTTATGGGCCTCACCTATTCCGTAACCAGCATAGATCCGCAGGGCTAAGAATGGTAAGTTGTATGCTTGTGCAATTTCCTCTAAAGATTTTTTAGTGTGAGCATAGTTGTTTTTGTTTTCATAAACTGTTGCACTAGATGGAAAAATAAGTTTGATATGTTTGTTTTGGCAAAATTCTACAATTTTAATAAAGTCTTCTATAGTATTCTTTATACAATTTCTATTAGAGTTATAAAGTATATTAGACGATGGACTTCCAAAATGAAAAAAATAATCTGCGTTTATATTAGGTAAACTCTCAACTGTTACGGGTATCGCTTCATAGTTAGCATTTTCTAAATATCTTTTTAATGCCGAGCCTATAAATCCCTTTTCACCTGTTATCATACACTTAGGCCTACTCTTTAATTTCACAACTTCTGGCATTGTTTTTTTCCAATCATCATATATCTTAACCCACTTTCCATAATCCGAGTTTACTCTTTTGTATTGTTCGTCTTTGTCACTTTTGCCTGCGGTAAAGTGCATATGTTCTATTATGATATTCTCAAGGTAATATAGCTTGCCAATTGCATTGCCTATATCATTCCAAGTTCTGTCTATGTATAAATGAGTTAGTCTAGGCGTACAAATATAACCTAATTTTCTCACTATATCACCACTAATAAACACTGCTGTTGCTAGTTTTTCCTTTTGCAACAAATCGTTTCCATAAGCATAGCCTCCATTTTCTAAAGTTTTAATAACCACGTCTTCCCAACCTTTAGTTCTAAGTATGTGGTCGTCATTAAGAAAGCCGTATATTTTGTAATCAGGGTATTTATAAAAAGCTTCGTTAGTTGAGATGACGATATTTCCGTAATTCCCTTTCATTATTTTTACTCCGTTTATTTTAGGATATTCTTCGTCTTTTTCCTCTAGGACTAGCACTACTTCAGATCTATTAGAGGTTGTTTTTTTCCACGCCTCATAAAATCCTAATATCTTATTCTGTCTTTGGTACGATGGCACAATAATTAGTATTTCTTTCATATCTGCCCGTATAATTGATCTAATATTACAGGTCTTTTGGTATTTAGTCTTACTGTATTATCCGTTAATGTTGGTTTTAGGGCTTTCTCGTGCCATTGATGCTGAATTAATGGCTCTAGCCAAACTATATTATATTCGTGACGTTTAGCTCGCCTAACCATATCGTCATCTTCTCTGCCCCAATAAGTATAAAACTCATCATATCCATTCACGTTTTTTATCCATTGAGTATCTACCCCAAAGCAAGCTCCGTATCCGGTTTTAGGATGTAATCTGTAAACTTTTCCATCTTTGTCTAGGTCTTCGCATTTACACAACACAACAGTTTTTCCTTTTACAATCTCCTTTTTAACACGTTCAATAAAGTTAGGTTTGAATATGTTATCTATATCAGAGAAAACTACATAAGGCGTTGTTACTAACCTAAGCCCGATATTATATGCCCTGCCTTTTCTAAAGACCTCTGTATCACGTTTTACAGCTACAAAACCTGTCTTAAATACCTTGTTATACCAAGACAAGTCGTCGCTTCCATAGTCAACAACAATAATCCTACAATCTTGATTGATTAAACTATTGATACAATTCTCGGCTAAATGTCTAGCCCTATTCTTAATCGTGAAAATTACTGTTATCATAGTGTTTCTTTTAATCTTTCAATCATAACTTCAAAATCAAATAAGTGCGATGGCTCGTAGAATATCTTTTGTTTTAACATTAATCTTAGTTTACTAACCAAATCGCTTCTATTCTCACGCTCCGCTAGATAAATATTATCAACTCCGCTATAGTCTCTTATTTCCCTAAAGGTTGGGTAATCATAACCAACAAAAGGCACGCCACAGGCTATCGCCTCGGCTACGTACATTCCGAAGCCCTCAAAAATAGAGCCATTAATAACTCCACTTGAGTTTGAGATGATGTCAAACTTCTCGTCGTCATTACACTTAAGATGAAACTCGGTTTTTTTGCTCATACAATACTGTTTCACTACTGCCGATGCTTTGACTGCATTCACGCTTGAGATGACTTTTAGGTTCATTCCTGTTCTGCTGACTGCGTAAACCACATCTTCAAAACGTTTATGCTTTACTAGTCGTGAGATAAAAACAACATAGTTCTTTTTATTTTGGGTTCTCTTTTTAGAGTTTAAGACTATGCTGTTGACACAAGGATAGATAGAAATAACCTGATTGTGTTTTTTTTGTAACCATTTATGTATGTATTGAGTTGTCGCATAACAAAGACTAATTATATTAGTATTTGATTTTTTCAGGTTCTTTAGTAACTGCTCCCAACCGATATACATACGTTTACCTAAATACTTTTCCATCATTGGAAATGGATCAAAGATTAGTGCGTACGCTGGTTTGTTATACCGCCTACCTAAACTTGAAGCCGCTACTGCTCCGTGAATGGGTGAGCCAAAGTATATGTCTGCTTTTACTCTTATATTGTCTAGTAAGTGAGCCGCTCCGGTTATTACTTCAACTTTAGGCTTGGGATAATTTACAAAATCAGAATCAAATACTGGGATTTTGTTTGTGTAAATAGTAACGTCATAATCTAATTTGGTAAGGGCCGAAGCTAAAAACCAAGCGTAGTATCTACCTCCGGTTAAATGGCCCACGTCCTCGTGCATAAAAGCTATTTT